ATCATTTTAAGCAAAAGTATAAATAGTTATATCTTCCAGGATAAGTATAGCTTAACTTATAACTATTGACTTATAACCCCAGTTCAAATCTGGCATGAGCGATTAGGAAAAGTTTATAAATTACTTAGGCTTACATTTAATATGAAACAGACAACGAGTTTTATATCTGGAAACTAATCATACTGGTCTGTCTTTCAATGGTAGGAAACAACTCTTATAAGGTTGCAACAAAAGTTCGATTCTTTTCAGACCTATGCTCTTATAGTTTAATGGTAAAACACCTTCCTTGTAAGTAGGAGATGGGAGTTCAATTCTCTCTATGGGCTTATTAATGTGATAATATATAATTATATGGGAAGATTTATAAACTTGGATATTTTAGCTATGTTATGGAATGTGTAAGAGGATTAAAAGAGTATTCACACATGGCCGAAATTCTCCTCCCAAAATGCATTGTAAAGATTGTGGAGTAATAGTCAAACCTCACGATTTAATTAAACTAAGAAAAAGAAATAAAAAATATGGAAGAACAAATAATAATAAACAAGACAGAAAAGCCAAATAGTTTTGAAACAGGACCTTCTGGTAATAGATTCAAAATCTACTTTGATACTGCAGCAGATCTAGATAATCAAGTTAAAGAATTAAAACAAGTAGGATTTATGAAAGATGCCTAAACAATACAAAGAAGAAAGAATAACAATGACTAAAGATGAATTAATAGATTTAGTATTAAAAGGATTTGATGACATAAGAGAAGTAAAAAAAGAATCTGGTAGTTCTGGTGTACTAAGAATGCCTGCTCGTTTTATTGGACAGAAGTTTAGAGTTATTTTAATCCCCCTGAGTAATTTAGATGAGCATGAATTAAATGAAGAAATGAAGTTACTAAAAGGTATAAAATGAGCATAGCAATGGAAAGTTTAATTGGTAAGGGATTAATTAAGGAAAGATTTGACAACCAAAAAGATGATTTGGTTAGAAATCTTACTCCTCAAGGTTTCACGCAATTATTAGGATTACTTAAAGATCCATTATATAGAAGGGTCTATCTCTTAATGAAACGAGGAGTTCCTCAAGAACAGATAAATCAATTTATTGTACTATGGGAAAAGAAACAAGCAAGTTAAAGGTGAAATAATGTTTAAGAAAAAAAGAATAAGATGGGCATTTAAGTGTGGAAAATCAGAACATAATGCTGGAAAACTTTTAGGGTGGTGTATTTTAATAAACATCTTATTAGAATTATTTGAAGTAAGGTATAGAATTTTTGGATTAATATTTACCTTCTTAGTCTGGTCAAAGTATATTTTATCACATAAATTAGAAAAAAAATTATTTGGTAATCATGGACCCAGGAGTGGTTGGAAATGAGAAGAATATTACATCATGTTGCCATAGGTATCTTCTTGCAAGTTGAGAATGGATTAAATTTGTCAAATTTAGTAAGAATAAGTTCAAGTAATTATGCCACAATTTCACGATTAATAAACAAATTTAAAAATGCAAAATTAATAGAAACTAAAAAAATGGGTAGAGAAAAAAAGATCTATTTGACAGATAAAGGTAAATTAGTAAAAGAAAAATTAAGAAAAATAAAATGAATAAAGAACTAAAAGATTTGAAAACAAAAAAGAATAGAGCTAGGGGGAAAAAAGCAAAAGCAAATGGTGCTAATTTTGAAAGACGTGTAAGAAAGGATCTTGAAGACAAGTCTTGGATTGTTGCGAAATGGCAGAATAATGTAAGTGATTTTCCAGAAGGGAATATTAATAAGCCTACAGAAGAAAGAGAAGATAGAAAGCTAATACCCGCAAAAAACAAATTTAATCCATTCTCAAAAGCTATGATGCTTGGTGGAGGATTTCCAGACTTTATTGCTTTTAGAATAGCAGATACAATCTCTTGTCATAATTATTGTGAAGTAATTGGTGTTGAATCAAAAGTTTTAGGATATTTAGATAAGGTTGAACGCGCAAAATGTGAATGGTTGCTTAAAAATAAGATATTCTCTCGTATTTTGATTGCGCAAAAAACAAAAGTAAAGAATAAGATTATAATTAAATATAAGGATTTTAAATGAAAAATATAATTGAGGATGCAATAAGAAACTTAGGAATGGAAAGAGCACATAAAAGTGAAATAGTCATTAAAGCACTTTTAAAAGTGGGTATAGATCCTAAGAATTGTTTTTTTGATGAGAAAGACAATTTGATTATTCCAGAAAGCGAAATACAAAGGGAGAAACATGGAGAATAAAATAACGATGAAGGATCTTGAAGAAGCAATGAAATTGTGTAAAGAGAATAATCCATTTCCTTGTAATTGCCATTTAATTGGAAAATCAACAGGATTTTGTTTTAAGCATAATATAGTATTTTTAGGTCCTGAAGATCTGGATAAGGTAAATAAATTATTTGAAACAGGAAAGAAACATGGAAAATAAAATAGAAAAGAAAGTTATTGATTATTTTAAAGAACAAGGTTTTAATTGTGTTTCTCAAAAATCTTTCCCAGAATTGATAGTATTTTGTCCATTAAGATCTGCAGATGGTAGCCCATTAAAAATACCTACTTTTTATAAACAATCTAATCAAACACAGATGATTGTTCCTTTTTTAGTAACTGGAGTAACTTATAAGAAACCTACAAAAAAACAATTAAGGCAGATAGGAATAACAATTAGTTCAATAGCTGTTGCTAGAATGAAAGGCAAAGAATTAGAATTTGAGATAATATCTTTGGAGGGGATGAAGAATGGAGGAAATGCAGGATATATTGGGTGATTTAGATATGTCTGAATTCTTGTTCAAATGTAGATTTGATTTCAGATTTTTCTGTAACAAGGTTCTATCTAATTTATTTACTCCTGAATGTGGGGGGTGTAAAGATTTCCATATAAACTGGTTTAATACTTTTCAGGAAAACGAGAGAGTAATTATAGAAGCTCCATCAGGTTTTTCAAAAACAACAATGGTAATTGCTTATGTTATATGGTTTATTTGGAATCATCCTAATGAACCAGTTTTGATAACCTCTAAAACATTACCACAAGGAATGAAATTATTAGAAGTAATTAAATCTTGTATAGAAGAAAATCCAATGCTAAGAGAATTAAAACCAAAGGATGCTACTCAGATTTGGTCAAGACAATTAATAAGAACAACAAATGGTTGTAGGATTGCAGTAAGACCTTATTCTATTAATATAAAGGGTGAAAGAGCAGGATTGATAGCTATGGATGAAGTTGATTCTTATGATGATCCAGATCTTTATTTTGATTATGTTATTCCAAGACTTACACCAAAGGGTAAAATTTTAATGATTACAACAAAAGAACCTGGAAATTCAATAACTAATTTAATAAAAGATAAAAAATTAAAAGGATATGCCACAATTACTTGTGCTGCAATAATTGATGATGAAGGAAATTCTGCAAAAAAACCATATTTCAAAAAAGAAAAGGGTAAATATGTTTACAAATCACTATGGCCTGAAAGATTTTCAATGAAAAGATTAGAAAAAAATTATTATGAATTAGGAGAACAATACTTTGAAAAGAACTTTATGAATAATACTAAGGTAGAACAAGAGAAGAGTTTCTTTTCTATTGTTAAATTTATGGATGGTTTTGATGAGTCTATTGGATTTACTAAAGAAAGAACAGGTCCAATATTTACTGGGCATGATTTTGCTATGAGTACAAGTAAAAGAGCAGATTATGATTCAAATAGTATAGTAGAAAAGAAAGGTAACTTTTATATAGTAAAATTTTTAGAAAAGTATAGAAGGCCTCCAGAAGCAAAGATGGATAGACTTAAAGAAATTTATAAAGATTATGATCCAATTTATATGGTTTGTGATGAATCAAATGCTGGAAGTGTATTAATTAGAGATTTACGTGGTGCAGCATTACCTGTATATCCACAGAAATTTAGTGGAGGTCCAGGAGGAAGCAGAGCAGAATTATTGAAGGCATTACAGAATATTATAGATGCTGGACTTTTAGTAATTCCAAGAAAACCAGAAGATAATGTTATTGAAATAACAAATGAATTACTTGAACAATTAATGGGGTTTGTAATAACAAAATCAAGAATTACTCAATTACCTACAATTTCATCAACTGCAACTCATGATGATTTAGTTATGGCACTTGCAATGGCTGTGAAAAGGGCTAGTGAAGTAAGATCTGCTAGTATGGATGGAGAATGGTAAAATATATAAATGAGGATTTCTTTAATAGAATATGAAGTTTTTTAATTATTTTAAGAAAAAGAAAGTAAAGGCAGTAGCTAGAGATATGGCACAGACTACAAGTTTTAAGCCAAATACATTTAGTACACAAACAGTTATGACAACAGATGATATAACTCGTGTAGCACCAGTAGAATTAGAACAAGCATATATTTCTGATCCAATTTATTTTAGTTCAATTAATAAACAAAACCAATTAATTATGGGTGCAGGATATACTTTAATTGGAGATAAAAAAAAGCAATGGGAAAAGTTTTTTGAGAATATTGGTCTTATTGGAGATGATACGACTTGGGATGAAATGTTTGACCATATATTTCGTTATCAAATGATTTATGGTAAGGCATTTGTTTTAATAATTATGAATAAAAATAGAACTAAAGCAATTGATTTATTACTTTTAGATCCTAAAAAAGTGGATTATGCTAAAGACCAAAGTAGTAAGGTTTTACTTTCTACAGATGGAAAGCCATTAGGTTATATGGTTTCATTACCTGGTTCTGCAGATGAAACATACATTGTTGGAGATGAAAAGCCACAGAATGTAAAAATAGAATCAGGCACAGATACAAAAGTATTCATTAAATCAGAAAGAATAGTTCAATATAAATTATATACCTTTGGAGATAGATTATATCCTATGGGCTTAATTGAACCTTCTTATGTTTCTGTTTTAAGAAAAATGAATATCGAAGAAGCTCAAGCAAATGCAATTTACCAAAGGGGAAATTATCCGTTATCTGTTTCAGTAGGAGATGAAAACCACCATCCAAGACCTCAAGATGTAGAAAAATCTGCAAAAACATTTTCAAAGATTAAACATGATAGAGTGATAGCACATCCTTATTGGGAAGTTCCTACTGTTTTAGAAACTAAACAATCTGATGCTGTAGATAATGTTTTAGTTTATTTAAGAAGAAATCAAATTGCTTCTTTAAGCATGCCTGAATCATTAGCTATTGGATCTGGAGAATCTACAAATCGTGCAACATTAAATAACCAACAAGCATTTTTAGAATATACTTTAATTGATATTGTTCAGAAAACATTGGCTATAACAGTTAAATATTTAATTAATCCGATTGCTGAATTAAATGGTTGGTCAAGGATAACTTTTAAGTGGGGAGATATAAGGGCTGAGTCTGAAATGGATAAAGCAGACACATTAATAAATGCTGTAAGATATGGTGCATTATCTCAAGAAACAATTGATGCAACATTAAGAAATATATTAAACTTACCAACTAAAGAAGAGGAAAAAAAGATGGGCGTAACAAGTTCTAAAGACGTTGGCGGTGCTAATTTAGACGAGAAAGAAGAAGAAAAGTCTAAAAAAGTTGAAGAAAAACCAACAGAAACAAAAAAAGAGTAGAAAACATATATTTATATAAAATAGTAAAATATATAAATGAGGATTTCTTTAAGTATCTATGACATTAAAAACTATTAATGCTGGAATCTTCGATTTAGGTGCTAAAAACATAGATACTTCTAAGCTACCTATCACTATTAAAGATAAAGTTTTAATGGCTCCTGGAACTTGGAATGGTGAAACTTATTCTGAAGCAGAGATTAGTCTCGCTTTTCATAATATGGATTGGAAGGATAAAGATTCTATTGGAATTGTAGCAGACCATGCTTCTGTTGCTGTTGATGATCAAAATGCAAATGCTGGATTAAGTGTTCATGATTGGTTCGGATTTGTTAGAAATGCTAGATTAGATTCATCAGGAGAAATATCAAATGTTCCTGGTGCTATTATTGGGGATTTAGAATTACATGATTCTCAAATTGCTCAAAAATTAGTAAACGCTGGTGCTAAATTTGGAATTTCTCCAAGAGTATATGGTGCAGAATCAACTCCAGGAGTAATTACTGATTTTTCTTTTAAACATTTTGCTATTGTAACTAACCCTGCAATTTCTAAGGCTTATATTAATCTTTCAAAAAAAGAAGACTTAGCAAGAGGAGAAGGAAAAGGTGTTGGTGGAGAACCACAAGGAGATGGTGGTGCAGATAAATGTGTATGTCCTAAATGTGGATATACTGCAACGCACGAGAAAGGAACACCTTGCTCTGATATTAAATGTCCTAAATGTGGAGCACAAATGGCTGGAAAAGCATCTGATATGTCAGAGGAATCACAATCACCCGTAATGGGAAACACAAGCTTGAAAGGGGGTTTAAAAGAAATGCAAGAAAAAAAATTAGATAAGAGTAATAAGGCAGAAGATTTATCTACTCAAGTGGATAAATTAACTGATCAAGTTAGCAAATTGACATCTATTGTTGAGAAAACATTATCAAAAGATATGAAGAAAGAAAAAGCTGAAGAAGAACCTGTAGCTGAAGAATCTGAAAAAGAGGAAGCAGTAGCAGAAGAAGCTCCAGCAGAAGTTAAAGAAGCTAAGGAAGAGGAAAAAGAAGAAGCTAAAGAAGCCGAAACAGAAGAAGAACCTAAAAAAGATGATTCTGAAGTTAAAGATATGGCAAGAAAACTGGAAGAAACAACAGCAAGACTAAAAGATTTAGAAAAACAAATGAATACTCCAGAAAAAGCTGCAGTTAAGAAAGATCTTTCAGCTAATTCAAATCCAATGGTAAGTGGTTACTCAAAAGGAGATCATCAAATGTCTGACTTTTTGCAAGCAAACTATTCTTAAAATGAAACACACAATTAGAGATTTATCAGAAACAGGAGGTAGTGATGTTCAAGGAACAACTGTAGGAACAAAGTACGGACTTCAACCTATTGAATTCCTTAGAGAAATAGTAGATGCTGCAAAGAATAGACATTATTTTGCTCAAGCAGTTCGTGTTATAACTCTTCCACCAAAGACTCATGATGTAACTATTCCAAAGAGAAGTGCATATGAGGGAAGAAGCGGTATGTCTTTCGATACAACTGAAAGAACAGCAGCAGATATAACTTGGACAACTATGGATAATTTAGCGAGTGTAATCGCTACTCCATCACTTGTTTTAGCAGGTTATGCTATAACTCAAACAGCGATCAGAACAAATGCTTTAAACATTACTCAAGAAGCTAAAGAAGAACTTACTTATGCTTTAGGTGACAGAGTTGATTACGCAATTGCTCAGGCAATTGGTGATGCAACAAGTACAACAAGTTCAGCAACTGGTGCACAAACCATATATGGTGGAGATGCTACTGCTGGATCTGGCTTAACTGCTGGAGATGTATTAACTACTGAAATCTTTGCTAACGCAAGAGAACTTCTTATGACAGTCAATAAACAATATAGAGCTAGTACAGGTGCTGGTGGAGGCTATGGAGCTCTCACAGGAACTGTAACTGGAAACGGTTGGGCTAATAGTCCAGACGATCCTTTTATAATGTATATTGGACCTGCTCAAGAAAAAGCTTTCCTTACAGATTCTCAATTTACTAACGCTGGCGAATATGGAGCTAGAGAAGCTCTTCTTAACGGAGAGATCGGAAAATATTTAGGCGTAAAAATTGTAGTAACAAATAATGTAGAACAAGTTGCAAGTGGTTCGGCGTGTCCGGACGCATCTGCTGGTGCTGCTACCGTGAACATGACAAGATGTATCATGACAAAGGCAAAAAAAGCATGTGCACTTGTATGGGGCAGAGCTCCAGAACTTAAAGTTTGGGATTACAACGAAAGAGATCAAGTAAGACTTAGTATTGTATCTGAGTACGCAATCACACTTATCCAATCTGACGCTATCGTCTTCATAGACGTAGCTGATTAAACGGATATTATTTTTTTTATTCCTTTTTTATTTTTTAAAGGAAGAACGTGGAAGGACGTTCAATCACAAATCACGCTCAAAATATATGGGCTTAGGCCTAGATATTTGGATATATTGAAAGGAGGATAAAATAAAAATAATGGGAAAAGTTGGATTTAGAAGCGGTGGAATACACGCACAGAATTTACAAGGAGGAATTGTTGATGTAACAGTCGATAGTTCTGGAGATGGAACTGCTAGTGTAACCTTTGATCACCCAATGAAAGCAAAACCGGGAATAGTTTTAATTGCACAAGAAACAGATACTACTGGAACTCCATGTGTATCAAGTCCTACAATGACAGGATTTACAGCAAGAGTAGATGGATCTTCAGTTACTGGAGATACATTAACTATGGGATGGATGGCTTTCAATGATGATAGGAGATAGACTTTCCTAGTTTATCAGAATGGTTAGAAAAAAAGTTGAACTTAAACAAGAAAGGAAAAGGTTAGTACGAGCTGGAAAAATAGCAGAATCAGATAAAAAACTTGAAGAATATTGGAATTTATGCAATAAAAAAATAATAGCAAAAGTAAAATATACTAAAGAAGAATTAGAAGCTATAGATTTTCAATCTTTAAGAAAAATTGGTTATAGAGTAGGAACTAAAGATAGAAGTAAAGTTAGACTCATTAAAGAAATTTTAGAATTACAATAAAATGGTAGTTAAAATTACAGTAAGTACAAGCGGAAATTTTAAGGTTATCTCTAGTGTTAATGCTACATTGACTACAGCAATTACAGAAGTAATAAACCAATTAGAAAAAGAACAGGTTTCACATAATCAAACACAATTTAGTCTTACACATGATGGTACAAATTACGTTTACCTCGCAAGTGTAAAATTAAAATAATGAAAGATTCTGAAGAAATTCCTGAAAGTAAGGAAGGCATCGTAGAGAGATCTAAACTTTCTGATGAAATTAGTATAATCAAAAATGGAAACAAAGTTAAAATCGAAAGCAGGAATTAAAGGATGGTTTACCTTAAAACATATAAGGGATGGAGAAGTAATAGAAGAAAGAACCATAGATAATACTGTTGTAAATGCTGGTCTTGCTCAGATGGCAGGACTTATTCTTACAGATATAGGTGGAACAGCATTTGACTATATTGCCTTTGGAACAGGAACAACTGCTGCAGCAGTAACAGATACTACCTTAAAAACAGAAATAACAACTGGTGGTGGAGAAAGAACAGCAGGCACTGGAACAAGAACTACTACCTCAGTTACTAATGATACTGCACAATTAGTTGCAACTTTTACATTTACAGGTAGCTTTGCTTTAACAGAGAGTGGTGTTTTAAATGCATCATCTGGAGGAGTATTACTTTCTAGACAAACATTTGCTGCAATAAATGTATCAACTGGAGATAAAGTTCAAGTTACTTGGAAGATAAAGGTTTCATAATGGAAGGAAAGTTAAAATATTCAGGACAAGCTAAAGCAATAATTGAAAGGCTAAATGAATTTGATACTAAGAAATTTGAAGAGTGGTTTAAAAATCAGTTTGTAGTTGGTGGAGGACATATAGTAGAGTATTTATCATATTTAAAAAAATTAGAAGAATAAAATGGCTTGGGACGAAACTAAGAGCT